CTTGCTCTGTTTTAATAGAAGCTTCAGACATCTTAGCTTCATGATCTCTTTGCGCCTGTTGGTTCTGAGACTCATACTGACGCTCTTGTTCTTCAATAGCAGCTAGTTTATCTATCAACTCGTTCATAGTCTCAGTCTGTAAGATAGTAGCTAACATAGAAGGATTAGCTTTTTGTGAAGCTAAGGTTTCAGCCATGTTCTCCATCTTCTCCATCTTTTTCTTCTCAGATGAAGCACTCTTAACTCTTACCCCTAACTCAGCAGAAGAGAAGTCTCCTAACCCTTCATCTAAGTTTAGTATTGCTAATCTACCATCACTTGTAATGTAACTAGCTCTCTTACCATTGATGTAAGCGTAGCGAGATATATCAAGGAGACCATTCAACTCATTCTCTTGGAACTTCTCATACTCAGCAAACATATCTTCAGAGATCTGATAAGACTGAGCTTGAGCTAATTGAGTAGTAGATGCGCCATCTCTATTACCTACTTGTCCTTTCCTTTGAGGCGTCATACCTACCATAGACTCAGCTTGAGACTTGATAGCGCCAAGTAAACCTAGAGTTTCAGAGATAATATTACCTAAGGACATATCAATAGACTTAACTGCATTAAGAGCTATTTGAGCTTGTTCGTTAGACTCATCTACCCAGAGGATTCCTGTCGCATCGGCATGGAACATTGTAGTATAAGTATCCCAACCATCTTTGCTTGGTATGAGACCCATTGGCATAACTAACAATCTCTCTTTGTTCTTAGCTAAAGTGTTCATCAACTTGTAATGAACTATGTTGTATAGATGTTGGAAAGGCATAAGTAACTCTATAAGAGACAATTGTCTTCTGTTACCTAACTGTTTAACTCTGCCGTTAATCAAGTTCTTACATTTAGACTTACGGTTAAGCTTGTTTCTCTGAATAGGTATCTGTCTACAGCCAAAGAAGAACTTGTTTTTGTCTACTGTATAACCTTCCCATTTAGTAGTTCTCCAAAACTCTTCCACTAAGTATTCACCATTCTCAGCATCAACCTTATATTCTTCAGGCATATCAACTTGCTCATATTCTCCCATCTCATTAGGGATAGCTACTACTCTGACTAGCTCTTCAGAAGTCCAGTTAATGTAACCAACTTCTACGGTATCTCCTAACCAAGTAAAGTTACCATCTCTAGTAAATCTAACAGAATCCCCTCCTTGATTAGCAGAATACCCATCGTAAGTATATATGTTATCTACTGAATGTCTTTCTGGTTTATCGAAGTAGTCTAGTATATCTTCATAGTCAGGGTCTTCTTTGATTATCTCTGAATACCTATCTACAAAAGAAGCTCTAGTAAATCTTCTGATAACCATAGCTGCTTCTGCATCTTCTATGAACTTAGTAGAGTCGTCTTTAACATACCCAACATAAGAAGGATTGACAATATCGTAAACTACATCGTCTCCTATTACATCCTTAATAGAGTAAACACATGAAGTTACAACCCAGTTCTTAAACCCTTCTATAAACTTTTCTGGAATATCTAAGTCATCACAAATAAAGTTAAGTACTTCTTGCCCAGTTATAACTCTAGAATCTACCCAACTATTATTAAATCTTTCAACTATCTGATTAAGAGGTTCTACAGGTTTAGCTTCTTGTCCTGTATCATAACCCAACTCTTCTAACTCGTTTATGTAAACTTGTTGTAGATGTTGTTTTATAATCTGAGCTTCCTCAAACCTCTTCTTGTTCATCATATCTGGGTTACTAACACTTACTGACTTGATAAGAGGTCTATCTCTCATCTCACCAACTAACTTGTTAAATATTTCAGGTATGATAGGGATGTTTCTCATCTTAGCTGGATAAGACTGCAACTCAGGTCTATCTTGAACCACATTACCCCAAGGGTTTAAAAAGTAAGAGTATTCTGTTATGTCAAGTTCACCAATAGCAGCTCTGTATAAAGCATCAAAATGAGCGTTATATGGTCTACATCTTTCATAAAAATACTTTAAGTTATTTATCTTCCAGTCAGCGTTCTTTTCACTAGCTGGAATACGTTGTCTCTGAGCTAAAGCCATAGTAGGTAGTTTTTTACAAATATAAGAGTTATTCTTTATATAGTACAGTTTTAAAGAAAGGATCTATCTTCTTCTTACGTTTGTCACTTACAGGACCTTTAAGTTTGTGTTCTATCTCCTTCATGTGGAACATGGCTATAATCATAGCTGAGACTCTATCTACGTTTCGATCTTCAGAAAACTTAATAAGCTCTTCTAGCAAACCTAAGTCGTATATCTTATGATAGTTGTATAGTTGAACTTCGTTTTCATCAGTCATCCAAGGTTTAGTTAACCAGTCAGCTAAGTAACTTATACCTAACTTCTTACGATAACCATCTATGTGCATACCGAACCCTCGCTTAACAGTACTTTTAGGTACATTCTCATTATATCCTAGTTCAAACTCCTTAGCCAACATGGTTAGCAAGTTCTTACTCTTAAAGTAACTAAGTAATCCTTGGCCCGCATTATTCTCATAACCTATCTTAGCGTTATACATCCTAGCCAACTTCTCTACATTTCTATGAAACTCATCCATAGTCTTAGGTCGCCCTACAAAAGAAGCTACTATCTGATCATCTGGCTTACTGAAGTTGTTAATATTCTTAATCACATAAGCCGCTCCTAAGGAATCTCCTTGAGAAGAGTCATGCATGTATGGATCGACACAAACTATATACAAGTTATCTGGAACATATCCGTCTTTCTTATATGGTGATTGCCAGACAGTTACACACCCAGTTATAACATCAGTCTTCTTATGAGGGAAAGTTATAATAGGTCTTGCATCAGGATTAGGCTTAAAAGCATCTCCATCAAAGAAGCCGTAAACAGCAGTTCTAGATTGATGAGATGCTACTAACTCAGTCTTCCAAGCTAAGAGTTCTGCTTTAGGTAAAATACTATCGTTAGATCTAAGCAACGCTTCTCCTGGTCTTAACGGATGCTCCATCTTAGCCTTAGCTGCATCATTAGCATCAGAGGACTTACCTATAATAGCTCTCTCTTTCTCTATAAACATTCTAGTAACTTCTCTGTTAGAGTTACCTTCAGCATCTACATTAGCAACATTATAATCAGCAGGTGTAAAAAGAGCACATTCAGTCCCTATCAAGTCATCATCAAGAGTATTGTGAAATCTTAGTAATCCAAAAGCTTTAGGACTATAGAACATCTTTTCCATAGTTTCAAAAGCTTTACCGTCAATACCAGCAGTACCGTAAAGAATAGCTGTGCCAAACACTAAATTGGCTTCCTCTAAAGAAGACTTAGTTACTGAAAATACATCGCCTCCTTTATTAAAAGTACCAAACTCTTCAAAGAGAACTACCTTGCCTCTTTTACCCCTCACAGAATCGGGCTTACCGTTAACTGTAACTCCCATAACCTCAGACATATAACCTTTTTCATTACCAGAAAGGTCTCTATGTGAAGCTCGTATATGCATCTCGTTTGCTGAGTTCTTAACATCAGTAAACTTAGTAAAAGGAGTGTTAAGGTTTATGAAGTTTTTATACAACTCAAACTTAGTAAACACACCATCTTTGGTTAAGTACTGAGTACTATCTGCATACATGTAAGAGTTACTATGTCTTATGAAAAAGAAGTTTCTTGCTGGCATAGAGGCTCCTTTCCATGACGCACCACAACCCCTAAATTTTAACCAGAGTAAATGCTTACCTCCTCCAATATTATCCTCATCTAAAACAAGGTCTATTTCTAAAGGGAGACTTTCATAATATGCAACTTGCTCTTCGTAAGTATCTCCAGGTAAACCATACTCAGCAATATCTAAAGCAGTAAAGTATATCCAGTCTAAGTCCCAAAACTTAGGAAAGTTGGTAAACCTTTTAGCAGCAGTTCTCTTAGTTTTATCTTTACCATTATTCACAGCTAACACTTGCTCAATAGGGCAGAAGTTTAAGTAGAAGTAGTGATACCCACTTATCCTTACATTATGACCTCCTATGTTAGCAGTATGTCCTTCAAGGCATCTTCTTTCTTGTTCTGTCCAATACTGATCATATATAAGAGTACCTTCAACTCCTCCATCATCGTAACAACCATGTTGCTCAAAGTAGATAGCTGCTTCTCTAAACTTCCAAGTATCTACGAACTTAAATCCAGGTATAGCCATTACTCACTCCATTTAGTAGTCTTACGTCCTGCCCTGTTAGCTTCAGCTTCTTGCATCTCTTTCTTAACAACCTCTTTAGTCTCCATAATAGCATGAAGCATTTTAGGCATCTTCTCAGCTACAGCATTATACTGAGCAATGTTATGAACAAGCTCTCCTCGCTTTGGACCTTCCATAATACGCTCATCAATATCAGTCTCTCTTAGATACCTAGCAAGTTTAGAAGCAGCTTCTTCAACAGCTTCTAAATGAGCCATAGAAGAAGTTCTTTGCAAAGCTTCATAAAACTCACAAGCCTCCATTACAAGATCACTAGGTTTCCACTTCTCAGGTAAAGCTAAAGCTTTCTTTATCTGGAATACTTTATCTTGACCTTTATACTTGTGAAACTGACTATCAAACTTAGAAAACCAGTAAACAAAAGCTATTTCCTTAGTAGCCATCAACTTCTTTCTAGCCTGAGCATCTCCTTCACTTCCTTTATCTGCTATGATTATAGCTTTAAAAGGCTCAAGAGTCCTCGCCTCCGTCGACAACTGAGGAATCCCCTCCTCGTCCTTCTTGAATAGTTCTATCATATCTTTTTATCTTTTTAAACACTGCTGTTTTGTGCAACTCCGCACCCTTACCCATAAACATGTTATTAAAATCACACTCAAACCTTGAGTACAACGATATAAACACATCTTCAAAAGTAAGTCCCATCTTCTCAGCTACTTTCTCAATCCTAATCTTAACATCAGGCTTCAATCTTCTTATAGTAGCTTTTAGTTCTTTTCTATCTTCCATGACTCAAATGCTCTATGTACTTGTTCTTGCAAGTTCATCAACTCATATCTTTTATCTCCATCTTCTGTGTGGATAATGTCTCCTCCAGCAAAAGTAAACCCAAACTTAGTCAACATATAACCATACATATTTAACTGTATCTGATACTTCCAGTAACTACAAGAACAAAGGTTATTAAACGGAGCTAGTAAATACTTGTTAACTACCTTAGCACCAGTGTGTTGGTTGATGTAGTTATAGTCCTTAATCTCCTTATTAGTTTTGTAGTCGTCCACCCAAACCCATCTAATACCATCAATAGTCTTAATAGTTACCAAGTCAGCAGTACCTGAAGTCATAGTTTCATTATCCCAGAGAAGTAACTCAGGGTATAATCCATCAGGGAGATCCTTATAGTAATCAGTTACAGGTTTAGGGTTAACTCCAATAGGTATAGTCATACCTCTTATCTCATGGATAGGAGTAGACAAGTCTTTATGTTCCCTCCTAGCATGTTCTTTAGACCCCTTAGCACAAGCTTCATCAGAATACACTTTCCAGATATGTTGTATAGTCTTAACATTCAGCTCTCTACCATCTATCATAGCTAAGATCTGATCTCTAGACTTTCTTTGCTTAGTCATCAAGTCCACTATGATCTCTGAATAAGTCCTATTGTCTAAGTACTTCTGAGCTATAGCTTCCCAGTCTTCTTCAGGTTCAAAAGAGTGAATCCTAGTAGTAGCTGAAGTATATCTACCTAAACTTGAATCATATCTGTGACCTATTTCTGTGAATACTGGTTTTATATACTTGTTCATTAGTTCTCGTAAGGTTTGTTTATCTCCATCTTATACAGCATGTTTATCTCAGAAGCTATCTCAAACTCATAATGCTCTGAGGTAATATCGGCTTGAGTTAGTTTGTACAATAGTGATGTTGCGTAAACTACATAACCGTAAATCATTCTAGGTCTTTGCTCTACATCTGTCTTTAGGAAAACTACATCTCCAATCTTATATTTAACATCTATTGTCATTCTTCTGTAAAGTAAAAAGAAGAGCCTGTTAGACTCTTCTTTGTGTTAGTTTAGTTACCATTTCTTTAATATACACTCTTCGTCTTTAACTAGTGTTTTGAGTTCTAAGAAACAACCACACTTAATACATCTTTTAATTGGCTTAACTTCCAGATAATCACATGTGTTACATTCAGCTAACCTATCTCTTTGTAATCTAAGAAGTTGAGGAGAAGCTAGATTAAGCTCCTTCTTCAACTTCTCTTTAAAACCTTCTAAGATTGGGGTCATTACTTATTGTAAGTGAACAACACATTAGACTCATGCATGATAATACAGTGAACTTCTTTTTCAACACCGTCAACTAAAGCTGGTAACATTAAGTCTTCTCCAATTACTTGAGCCATACCTATGATATACTTACCTGTTTTATCTGGTCTACCGTTAATAGGTGTATGAGCTAAAACAATCTGACCTCCTTTAAGAGACTCAGATAAAGCTTCTTCTATTTTAAGAGCTCTTTCTCTTTCTACACTCTTCTTAGCTGAATCAGACAATAAGATAGCTGACTTGCTTTTAGCTACTTCTTTTGGTGATATGATTTCTGGAGCTTCAATTACCAGATAACCTGGCTCTACATAACCTTGTATTACAGTTGACATATTTAGTTAGTTAATTAGTTTCTTCTTCAGTTAGTTTGTAAGAACCTCTCTTGACTTTAGTTAGTATTCCTACTTCAACTAAGTAAGCAAGAGAGGTCTTAACTTGTTCGTATGTTAAAAGATAAGCACATTCAATCTGGTAAGCAGAGTACCTGTTAAATACAAAAGTATCTGAAAGGCAGCTATCCGTTAGATAACATAAAAGCTTTAAAGCAGAGTAGTTTGCTACCTTTTTGAATGTAACAGTTGAAATATTCATTAGTTAGTTGATTGATGCCTCAAAGTTAAGCGGAATATTACACTTATCCTAGTAGTTAAGCGGAATATTTTACTTAACTCTTAAACTTTCTTCATCTTAGTTCCACATTGTTTACATACTAACTCATCCTTAAGTATAGTCCAGTTAGTCTCAGTTCTACATTTAGAACATCCTTGGTAGAGTGTTATCATGCTAGCTTTATAGTTAAATCAGTCTTATTAACTTTCAGAGAACCATTGTTAACAGTCAGGTTGTGTTCGTTAAATAATCTTTGAAGAACTCTGTCCATAAGATAATGACTTGCTTCCCTAGTGTGATAATGATCTCTTACTACACACCCTCCTGTGGTAAACAAGTATTGAATAGCTTCGTCTATTCTTCTTGTTGATCTTCCTGTCCTTCTTGTATTAAAGTTGTTATTTGTTGGTTCCATACCCTAGTTCTTTAAGTCTTTTTATACAACATTCTTTAAGTACTTTTCTTTCTTCTTCAGAGGCGTCTCTTACGTCATCCTCCCAGAGAGCTATGATAGAGTCCTTATTGTCAATCAAAGTTAGTGTATCTTTCAGATAAGTAACATCTTTAGTGTTAGACAACCAGTTAAGCTTTTCTTCCATCTCTGTCTTGTTTAGGTTGTTCACTCTCAGTTAAGATAGTCATGAACTTAGATCTTAATTCTTTCTCTCTTGCTGTTGATACATTACCAAGAAGTTCTTGAATAATGTTGTCTAGTTCTGGTTTAGTTTTCATCGCATACTACTCATTACCTTGATATTATTCTTATACTTTTTAACTCTATTCCCAGCAAACAAGAATCCTGGGTTAATCCAGTAAACATCTTTGTATACAGTGTAGATAATAATCCCGTATCTGATTAACTCAGTTATAGCATTGTGAACTGTAGTGTTAGACTTCACTTCTAGTTCTTCCATATATCTTTGCTTATTAAACCAGAAGTAATCCTTTCCTGTAGTTAATGAGTAGATCAGGAACAAGTATAAGTCTTTAGCCTTAGGTGACAGTTTGTTTATTATCTGCCTATCCATAACAGTGGTGTAAATCTTAGTGTGAGGATCATACTCTGTTTCAGCATACTCGAAGTCTTTAATTCCATCTTCA